GGAGGCGGTCCTTGACCCTTTCTGCGGCGCTGGGTCCACTGTCATTGCCGCAGAACAAATGGGCCGGGTAGCTTACGGCATTGAGCTTGACCCGATCTATTGCGAGTTGACCATGTTGCGATGGGAAACATTCACCGGCTATAAAGCGGAGCCGTTATATCGACATGATGGTTAAGGGCAGCAGGAGGAAACTGGAGGTGATTATATGGACTATCAGCTTAAAACGGTAGACGTGACCCGGTTAAAACCGCTGCCCGAAAACCCGCGTGTCCATCCGGAAAGCATGATGGCAAAGTTGGAGCGGAGCATTACCGAGTTTGGTTTTACCAATCCGATTATTGCCCTGCCCGACGGCACCATCTTGGCAGGACATGCCCGCTTAAAGGCGGCGGAGCGGCTGGGATTAAAGAAGGTCCCCGTGATTTTTATCGACTTGCCCAGGGAAAAGGCCCTGGCTTATTGCATAGCCGATAACAAAATCGCTGAAGAGAGCGACTGGGACACCCAAAAATTAAAAGACCTCCTAGAGGAATTGGATACCGGAAGTATTGACATAGAGTTGACTGGTTTCACTGAGGCGGAAATCGAAGATCTAATGACCCAAATCCATACCCAGAAGAAAACAGATCCAGACGAATTCGACGCTGACACGGCAGCTGAGGCCATCGTGGAACCGGTCACCAAGCGGGGCATGATTTACAGCCTTGGGCGACACAGGCTGATGTGCGGCGACGCCACATCCTTCGAGGACGTTAAAAAACTCATGGGGGGGGGCGTGGCGGATATGGTGTTCACTGACCCTCCCTATAACGTGGCTTATAAAGACAGCAAGGGCAAGAGCATTAAAAATGACAGCTTATCCCCGGAACAATTCAGGGAACTGCTGGAGCGAGCCTTTGCTAATTATGCGCTGGTTACAAACGACCGGGCCGCCTTCTACGTCTGCTATGCCTCAAGGGAACATATCGCCTTTGAGCAGGCTTTGAACAAAGCCAACCTGGAAGTCAGAGCCCAGATTATTTGGGTTAAAAACGTTTCCTCTTTTGGCTTTGCAAATTACAAGTGGCGCCATGAGCCGATTTTCTATGCGGGTAAAGCCGGGAAGCCCATTAACTTCTATGGCAGTCGCCGGCAGACCACGGTCTGGAACGAGAACGACCCTTCGTTCCAGATTGAAAAAAGTAAGGGCGGCATGGTGCTTAAGTTTTTTGATGGTGAGAAAACCTACTTTGCCGAGGTGCCGGCGGTCACCAACATCGAGATTGACGACCCTGCTCTGACAACGATCTGGGACTTCGGCCGGGAAGTTAAATATGTGCATCCCACACAGAAACCGGTGGCCCTGGTAGAGCGGGCAATAAAGAACTCCTCCAAATACGGCCAGGTGGTCGTTGACTTCTTTGGTGGTTCGGGCACCACCTTAATTGCAGCAGAGAAAACAGGCCGGACCTGCTACATGATGGAGCTGGACGAAAAATACTGCGATGTCATTGTCCAGCGATGGGAGGAATTGACCGGCGAGAAGGCGGTGCTGGTCTATGACCCGGCCGCGTGACCCGAACCTGGAGCCGTGGGAGCGCCAGAGGGGAGAAAGTCGGCAGGCCTTCCAGGCTTTCGCCATCTACAGAGACATGGGACCTGCCCGCAGTCTGCAGAAAGTCGCCCAGCAGTTGTCCAAATCCCTGGCATTGATGAAACGGTGGAGCGAAAAGTGGTCCTGGGTGGCTCGGGCGGCAGCCTGGGACGCGGAGTTGGACCGCAAAACCAGGGAAGCCCAGGAAAAAGCCCGGGCCGAGATGGCAGAGCGCCACATCAAAGAGGCCATGCTGTTCCAACAAAAAATAGTTGAGCGCCTCAAAACCTTGGAACCGGACGACCTTTCCCCTTCCGACCTTGCTAAGTGGTTTGATATCGCAGTCAAGGTGGAGCGCCTGGCCCGGGGCGAGCCCACCGAGAACGTGAAACAGGAGGTGCAGGGGCAGGTGACGCAACGCTATGAAAATGAACTTGTCCGGCGCATCCTTGAGGACCCTGAAGCCAGAGAGATCGCAAGAAGGCTTTACCGAAAAGGAGTTAATCGCGATATGGAGAGCTGACGCCAGAGATAGCCTGGCGTTTTTCATGGAATACGAGAGCGGCGGCGAGTGGAAGCCAGCGGCTCACCTGAACCTACTGTGCGAGAAGTTGGAGGCCGTCGAGCGGGGCGAGATAAAACGCCTGATCGTGGAGATGCCACCTCGGCATGGCAAAAGTGAGGTTGTCTCCAAGAAGTTCCCCGCCTGGTATCTCGGTAGGAACCCAGACAAGGAAGTCATCCTGACTTCCTATGGCGCCGATCTGACGTTCGATTTTAGCCGTATCGCCCGGGACACCTTTGAGTGCTGGGGGCCTGAGCTATGGGATGTAAAGCTGTCGGCCCGCAGTTCGGCCGTCGGGCGCTGGGAAATTAAAGGGCACCGCGGAGGCCTGACGGCGGCCGGAATCGGCGGCCCGATCACAGGCCGCGGCGCCCATGTAGCGATCATCGATGACCCGGTAAAGAACTGGGAGGAAGCAAACAGCAAGACCTATCGGGAAGCAGTTTGGAACTGGTATCGCACCACCTTGCGGACCCGCCTGGCACCTGGCGGGGCGATCATCCTGGTCCTGACCAGGTGGCACGAGGACGATCTGGCCGGCAGGCTCCTGAAGGAAGCCAAAAACGGCGGTGAGCAGTGGGAGGTACTCCGCCTCCCTGCCCTGGCCGAAACCGGCGACCAACTGGGGAGAGAACCAGGAGAGCCGCTCTGGCCAGAGCATGGTTTCGATAAGGCATGGGCCGAGAGCACTAAAACGGCGGTCGGCAGTTATGTTTGGGCGGCCCTTTATCAGCAGCGGCCAATGCCGGCGGAGGGCGGCCTGTTCAAGCGAGTGAACTTCCGGTATTTCCAGGCCGAGGCAGAATGGTACACCCTGCACCGGCCCGAGGGCGACAGGAAGATACCCAAGAAGGACTGCTGGATATTCCAAACCTGCGACCCGGCGGGGTCCACAAAGACCACGGCAGACTATTTTGTCCTTGGCACATGGGCGGTAACGCCGGCACGAGAGCTGCTGCTCCTGGACCTGATCCGGGAGCGACTGGAGGGGCCGGACCAACCACGGCTGTTCCGAGAAGGCTATCGGCGATTTATCCCTTCCTTTCAGGCAGTGGAGACAAAGAACATGGGCCTCACCCTGTACCAGATGCTGCTCCGGGAAGGCCTTCCAATCCGGGAGCTAAAGGCTGACACCGACAAGGTGACCAGGGCATTGCCGGCGGCGGCCAGGATGGAGGCCGGCATGATTTACTTCTTAGAAGGCGCCTCCTGGCTGGGTGATTATGAGGCAGAGTTGCTTGCCTTCCCGAATGGCGAGTATGACGATCAGGTGGACGTTACTTCTTATGCGGCCCAGCAGGTAGCGGCAGGGCCACAGTACGAGATTTATTAAAGCGGGTGTTGCCGATGGGGTGAAAGATAGAATTCAATCCCTCCGCGCTGGCCTCGGGCTGGTCGGTGCGGGGTTTCAAGTAATGATGGGCAGTAAAGCCCCGGGGGCGTTATTGTCGCAGGTCTGGAACGCCATCCAGGCCCGGTGGGGTGAACCGCCCAAACGCAGTTCCAAGCAGTGGCTGGAGCTGTATGGGAAAAACCCCCGTCTCCGGCCAGTCTACAAGATTGCTAAAGACGTTGCGGCCGCCCAGTGGCACCTCTACGTCAAGCGGGACAAGGAAAAGGCGGAGCTGCAAGACCATCCTTTGATCAAGCTGTTGGACAGGCCAAATCCCCGCATGACCGGGAACGCGCTCATGTATCTTACTCAGGTTTACCTGGGTTTACGGGGTGAAGCGTTTTGGCTCCAGGAGCGGAACGGGCTGGGAAGCCCGACAGAATTATGGCCGCTCCCCCCCTACTGGGTGGTTGAGACACCGGCATTGAACCGGCCTTATTACCGAGTGGATTTTCACAACGGAACCCAGCTCATGGTGCCGGCAGAGGATATTATCATGCTGGCCGAGCTGGACCCGGCGAACCCCTACGGCCGGGGCTTGGGGTCAGCCGAGGGCATCGGGGATGAGGTCGAGACCGACGAGTATATGGCGAAGTGGGCGAAGCGGTTTTTCTGGAATAACGCAACTCCGCCGGTTGTCTTTGAGGCGCCGAATATCCAGAAGGAGCAGGCCGAGCGCATCAAGGAGGAATGGATGGAGCGGTACGCCGGTTACTGGAACGCTCATAAGCCGGCCATTCTTCCCTGGGAAGCCAAAATCCACGAGCTGGGCAAAGGCCAAAAGGAAATGGACTTCGTGGAGTCCAGGCGGTATATCCGTGACGTGGCCATGCAGCATTTCATGATTCCCCCCGAGCTGATGGGGGTAATCGAGAACTCGAACCGGGCCACCATCGACGCGGCTTATTACATCTATGCAGCCAACGTCCTCAAGCCCTGCCTGGACCTGATCCAGGAGCACATCCAGATGTTCCTGGTGCCGCAGTTCGATGAGAAGCTGATCTTTGAGTTTGAGGACCCAGTGCCGGCTAACAAAGAATTCCGGCTCCAGCAGTCCAATGACGGCCTCAAGCAAGGCGCACTCACCGTGGACGAATGGCGCCAGAGGAACGGCTTTGAACCTCTCCCGGCGGGCGGGGATATTCTTTACGTGCCCATCGGGGCGGTGCCCACCGAGGTCGGCAAGGCCAAAGGGGCGGCCGGGGCAAAGACGGTCCGGCGGCGGGGCATGACGCCGGAACAGAAAACGGCGGCCTGGTGGATGTTCGAGAAGGCGGCCCGTAACCAGGAGGGCAACCTGCAGCGGGCACTGAAGCGATATTTCCAGGCGCAGCAGGATGAGATTAACCGGCGGTTGGAGGACCTGCTGAGCGCCAAGGCCGTGGTCAAGGATGTGGATAACCTTCTTGAGTTGCTGGCCGACTGGCCGCAACAGGCCCAGGCACTCATGGACCTCTTAAGGCAGTTCTGGGACGCCTCCGCCCGTGACGGCTGGCAGGCCGTGCAGGACATCTTCGACTTGCCGGTGAGTTATGACGTGGTCAACCCGCGAGTAGTCCAGTGGATGGAAACCGAGGGAGCCGAGAAGGTCAAAGACATCACCGAGACCACCAAGCGGGCCCTGGCTGAGACCATCGCTGAGGGCATTGCCCAGGGCGAGGGAGTACCGAAGATACGGGACCGGGTGTCCGTGGTATTCCGCCAGGCCAAAGGGGTCAGGGCTGAAACTATTGCCCGCACCGAGACCCACAACGCTGTGAGCACTGGCACCTTTGAGACCTACCGTGCTGGCCGGGTGGAGCAGAAGGAATGGCTGGCCACCCGCGATCCACGCACGCGGGACAGCCACATTGACATTGACCGGGAGGTGAGGCCTATCGACCAGGAGTTTTCCAACGGCCTGATGTACCCGGGGGCGCCCGGTCCGCCCGAGGAGGTCATCAACTGCCGGTGTGCGCTGTTGCCGGTCATTGAAGGTGTAGAGGATTAAAGGGGGTGAGAACGTGGATTTGAAACACAAGGCATTACCAATCAGTATCAAGCAAGGCGACCAGGATACCCTGGTCTTTACCATCAGCACCAGGACACAGGACCGTGATGAGGACATCCTGGAGCCCAACGGGTGCCGCCTGGACAACTACATGAAAAATCCGGTGGTCCTTTTCGCGCACGATTACAGGAGCCTGCCTGTCGGCCGGAGCAAAACAATATCCGTGACGGCTGATGCGGTGGTGGCCGAGGTGGAGTTTGCCCCCACCCAGATGGGTCAGGAAATTAAACAGCTCTGCCAAGCCGGGTTCCTCAAGGCGGCTTCGGTCGGGTTTATCCCGCTCAAATATGAACCACTCGGAACGGGTTCCTGGGGCCATAGGATTTATGAGTGGGAGCTGCTGGAGTGGAGCATTGTGCCGGTACCCTCCAACCCCACCGCCTTGATCAGCGAGGCCAAGGCCAAAGGGCTGAAGGTGACGGCGATTGAGGAGGCGATGGAGAAAGGGGCTATCAGCTACGGCCGGGCCCACCCTGATGGCACACCGAAGGCGCCGGAGGATGAGGCATGGGATGGCCCCGGGGAAGTAGCAGCCGCTGACCAGAAAGAGTTGCACATCATGTGCGCTTGGTACGATAGCCAGGCTTCCGATGATGATGGCGATGGATGGCCGGACCAGAAGCAGGCTTACAAATTGCCTCATCATAAGGCCGGCGGTAATCATGCCGTGGTGTGGCGCGGTGTATCTGCTGCCATGGCTGCTCTTTTAGGTGCCCGGGGCGGCGTAGATATTCCCGAGGGAGACCGCAAGGCCGTATATAACCACCTGGCGAAACACTACGCGGATTTTGACAAGGAGCCACCGGAATTCCGTAGCGCCGATGAGATCATCGCGGCCTACGCCGAGGGGAAACCGAAAGCCCAGCCCGCACCGGATCAGAAGGCCGGCGCCGTACTGAGCACCAAGAACAAGGACCGCCTGACCCAGGCCCGGGACCTGATCAACGAGGTGCTGACCGAGGCCGGCGAGGGCCAGGATGGAGAACCCAAGGGTATTTTCATTCGCCTTGACCCCGGCCAGGTGCTTGAGCAGAAAGGCCTCGCTGAAGTGGTGGCTGGTGAGATCGCCAAGCGCCTTACCGAAGTGTTACCCAAGACCCGGGACAATTCCCCGGCGGCGATTGACCTGGAAGCCATACAACTACCCGCGGCGGCCAAAGCCGATGACCAGGAACTAAAAGTCGAACCCGAGATGTTGAAAGAGCTGCTGAAAGACGTGGTCAAGGAAGAATTGGATCGCGCCCGCGGGCGAGTGAGCTAATTGAAAGGAGATGGAACTCATGACCTTAGAAGAACTGAAGGCCCTCATGAAGGAGACCGTACAGGCCGAGCTGGCTCCTGTGTTGGAGACCCAGCGGAAATATGCCCATATGCTGGATGGCGGAGCCGCTGCCAACCAGCCACCCGCCCCGGCCAAGGGGCTGGAACCCGGCATCCGGCTGGCCCGCTTCGCCAAGGTGATGGCCTTGGCAAAGAATGATGTGGAGCGGGCAGCCAAGATTGCCAAGACAATGTACGATGACGCGGTGCTTGTAAAGGCCTTGGGCGAAGGGACCCCCTCTGATGGTGGTTACTTGGTGCCTGAGGAGTTCGGCCAGGAGATCATTCCTCTGCTCCAGGCCCAGGCGGTTATCCGCAAAATCGGCGCACGCATGGTACCCATGAGCAGCAACGTCATGAACATGCCGCGCCAGACGGCGGCCAGCATGGCCAGCTACATCGGTGAGAACACAAACATCCAGGTGAGCCAGCCGGCCTTTGGCAACTTGAAGCTGTCGGCCAAAAAGCTGGCGGCCCTGGTGCCCATCAGCAACGATCTTATCCGTGATGCCAGCACTCAGGCGGACCAGTTCGTTCGCGACGACATCATTACCGCCCTGGCCCTCAAGGGCGACTGGGCGGCCATGTATGGGACCGGGACGGGGGATGAACCCCTGGGGTTGAAGAACACTCCCGATGTGGAAATGCGGTCTGTAGGTGCTGCAGTTGATGGTGACGTCTTGGCCTCGGTGATCGGGAGTATTATGCAGGCCAACGTGGCTTTCCTGCGGCCGGGCTGGATTTTCAACGGGATTATGTGGAGCAAGATTTACAACCTCAAGACCACCACTGGGCAGTACCTGTTCCGGGACGAGATGAACCAGGGTAAACTCCTGGGATATCCTTACCAGGTCAGCAACCAGATCCCGGTGTCGGCCGATACCAACAAGACCACGGACATCTTTTTCGGCGACTGGGCGGAGTTCATGATCGGCGAGAACATGAGGATTGCCGTGGATGCCTCCACTGAGGCTGCCTATGTGGTGGGAGGCAACCTGGTATCCGCCTACTCTCTTGACCAGACCATCATCCGGGCTATCGAGCGGCACGACTTCGGGGCCAGGCAGCCCAAGGCCTTTATCGTGCTGACCGATGTCTACACTGCCTAATGAGGAGGGATTAAGATGAGCTTAAAGCTACATCAAAGCGTTAAACTCCAGCCAGCCATTCGGCCCCAGGCGGCCGCGGCCGGGACCGTTAATGGCCTAACCATAGATCGCCTGGGCTTCGAGGATGCGGTGCTGCTGGTATCGGCGGGGGCGGTAGCCGGTGCCCCCACCGCCCAAACCGTGGATGTGAAAATCCAGGATAGTGCCGACGGGACCACCTGGGCAGACGTAGCCGGGCTGGCTGTCGAGCAGATCACCGCCGGCGACACGAGCAAGGAACTGGGCATCAACCTCTCTCCCCTGCGCCGTTACATCCGGGCGGTGGCCACTGTAGCATTCACTGGGGGCACTACGCCCAACATACAGTTGGCTGTGGCCATTGCACTGGGCAAGAGCCGGGTGGAGCCGGTCTAATGCGGGTAAAAGTTAAACCGAGCCGGTCGCTTTACTATGGCGGCCGGCTCTACTCCAGCGGGGAAGAGTTCAAAGCAGGGGAGGACTTCGACCGCTGGCAGCATGTGGAGCGCATTGAGGAACCCGCAGAAAAGGAGGTCCAGGAAGAAGTGAAGCATGACGATAATGACCGGGACAAGAATAATGCCAAGGAGATGGATCGCCCGCCGGCTGACAAGGCCATCAAGGGCGGCCAGGTCAGGAAGAAGTGATGTAAATGGCTCTCTCGGCGCATGCCTTGACCACACTGGCGGCGGTCAAGGATTTCCTGAAAATCGATAATACGGACAGCCAATATGATGGGTTGTTGGAGCGCATGATCAATGCCGCTTCGGAGGCCATCGAGGGGTATTGTCAGCGGCATTTCGAGCGGGCCAGTTACAACGAGTGGTACCGGGGAAACGGCCGGCAGATGTTGGTGATTAGTCAGTCACCCATCATTCAAGTGATCCTGGTGGAGCTAAACAATGGCGCAATAACGGACTATGAGGTCATGGCGGACGATGGTATGCTCTATCGGCTGGCTCGGTGGCCGGCTTATGGGTATCCCGCCGGCCTGGTGGGTGATCGGGTGGGGTCCTCCCGGAATATCCGCGTGGTCTACGAGGCGGGCTACATCCTGCCCAAGGACGAGGACCTGCAGGCCTCTCCGCCCGTTGTTCGCACTCTACCCTACGACCTGGAGGATGCCTGTATCGATCTGGTGGCGTTGAAATTCAACCAGCGCCAGGAGGAGGCGGCCGGCAAGGTCACCCGGGCGCAAGCGGACTACCAGACTACCTACCAGCAGGATATCCCTCCTCGCCTTCGCCAGGTGCTGGATAGGTATCGCAGACTGGTGGTGGTTTGATGCAGTTCGAGGACTTGAATAAACTTGAGGAACTGCCGGAGTTCCTCTTGCTCCAATTCGCCAAGGCCGGGGAGCGGCGGATGAAGCTACTCACCCCAGTGGACAGGGGCCGCCTGCGGGCCAGCATCAGTTATGTGCAGACCGGAAACGAGGTCCAGATCGGCTCAAACGTCGAGTATGCACCTTATATCCTGAGCGATACCGGGCCTTATATCATCCGCGTAAAGCAGGCCAAGGCCCTGGCATGGGTGATCTATCCAGGTAAGGGGTCAAAGAAGATTAGGCCCGACTCCGATGATGCAGCGGGCTGGCGCCGCTTGAAGAAGCGTGGGCTTGCCGGATATGCCAAGTGGGTCCGCCACCCCGGGGGCCGCAAGGTGATCAGCCGGACAGCGGAATGGCTGGCCCAGCGCCAGGATAGTATCGCGACCAGTGGTATCAGGAAGTTCCTTAGGAGGTGGGCCACCGAATGAGTTATCAAAGCTATCAGGCCATGGTAGAAGGAGCCCTGGACGCGATAGTGGCCCGGCTGCAGACGGTCCAGGCGCTCAAAACGGTAGCCATCACGGAGCCCGGGAAATTGGACGTAGGCAGGATGCCGGCGGCCTACGTGATGCTTGATAAAGACATGGTCAAGCGGGGGACCCGGTTCCTCGAAGAACATACCATAACTGTGATAATCTCCGTCATCCGGGTGGTGCGGGGAACCGCCCACGGGGATGTGGAGCTGGTCCAGGGATTTCAGGACGGCGTGGCCCTGGTGAGCGCATGCTATGATGCCCTGGCCACCGAGCGGACCCTGGGCGGAGCGGTAAACGACTTGACCATTACGGCGGTTGAGTATGGACGGACGCCCCTGGATGTGGGGGTTGTATTCTGGGGCGAGCTGCAGGTGGAGATCCGGGCGGCCTATGCTCCTGGGCAGCCGACCGGTGGCACGCTCATGCAAAAGGTAACCAGCACAGGCCAAGTAAGCTGATGGAGGTGATAACGGTGCCGAAGGATAAGCAGGAAGAAGCCGCCGCCCCGGTAGAGAGCACTTACCCGCGGGCGGAGCTGATCGCAAATTCTCAGGCCATCTTCGGAGTAATGCCGGAGGTGGTCATTGGCGCTTTGCACGGCAACGGCGCCGATGAATTGACGGTGGCCGAGGTTAAAACGGCCATCGAGGATTTTCTGAAAAGGAAGGTGAGCTAAATGGCAGGCGGAACCTGGAGCCCGACGGAAGCGAAAATCCGGCCGGGCTTTTACATGAACTTTGTGGCCGCGGCCCTGGCGGCTATCCAGCCCGGGGCACGGGGCATTGTGGCCATTCCGGTCAAAGCCAATTGGGGACCGGTCAAGCAGATCGTGGAGATCACTGATGAAAAGGGCCTCATCGATACCTATGGGGCCGATGTTACCGGCGGCTTCACGGCATATAACTCTATCCGCTTCGCCCTTCTGGGTGGTGCCAAGACGGTCCTGGGGTACCGGCTGGCAGATAGTGCTGCCGCCAAGGCCTCCATCACTTTGAAGGATACGGCGGCAACCCCGGCAAACGTTTTGACCCTGACTACCAAGTACGAGACTACCCGGGCATTCAAAGTCACCACCCGGGACAACCCAGTGGACCCCACCAATAAGCAGGACATTGTGCTTTACGATGACGCCACCCAGCTTTACGTGTTCACGTTCGCGAAGGGTGCCGGCGTGGTCGATAACGCAGTTGCGGCCATTAATAATGACGCAAACAACAAGTGGATAACCGCCACGAAGGTGGCCGATGGAAATAATACCATCGCCAACGTGGCCAGCCAGCCTTTCGCAGGGGGCAACTCCGGTATTGCTGCTATCGCGAATACTGACTACGTGAACGCCATGTCGGCCTTTGAAACCAGGCGGTTTAACTTTTTCGCCCTGGACGGTGCCACCGATCCCAGTCTCCAGACTTCGGTTAAGGCGTGGGTTGAGCGGCTGCGGAACGAGGGCAAAGGCATTGTGGCGGTTATGGGCGGATCTGTGGCCGACGACCAAGACCCGGCCGCCAGCAATAGCCGTTCTACCGGATTTAACTATGAGGGCGTGATCAATGTCACGACTGGGGCCGTCCTGGACGGAACGAGCTATTCCAGCGCCCAGGTGGCTTGCTGGGTGGCGGGCAAAGTGGCCGGCCAGCGGCTTAACGAGAGCCTGACCTATGCCTCCACTCCCTTTGACGATGTGACCAAGCGGTATACCAACAACGAGGTTATTGCGGCGCTACAGGCCGGTTCTCTGGTCCTGGTTCACGACGGGGAAAAGGTGATTATCGAGCAGGGGATTAACTCCCTTACCTCGCTTCGCACTGGCCAGAATAACCAGTGGAAGAAGGTCAGGACCATTCGGGTCATGGACGCGATCAATGACGATCTGCTCAAGACGGCGCAGGATAACTACATCGGCAAAGTTAACAACAATGACGATGGCAAGGTGGCCCTGATCAGCGCCTGCAAGCAGTATATGGAGACCCTGGTAAATGGTGGCCTCATCGAGAAGGACTTCCTGGTATATCTGGACCCGGCTTACCATCCTGCCCTGGCGGCTCCAGATGAAGTTTATCTCAAGTGGGAGGCCAGAATTGTTGACTCGATGGAGAAAATCTTCGGCACGTTTATCGTGAAATAAGGGGGTGGAATAAATGCCTGAACTTGATGTCAGCCGCGTAATCAATGGCACATATGGCGAGGTCTGGATGGACGGCAAGTGGTTGAGCAATTTCAACCACCTGGAAGCCAACGTCGAGGTCCAAAAGGCCGAGCTGAAAATATCCGGCAACCGGTGGACCAAGCGCAAGGTCACTGGGCTGAACGGCACGGGCACCATTTCCGGGTTCAAAGTCACCAGCGAGCTGATCCAGCTTAACACCCCGATGGCCGACAGCACCAAACCTGCGGTTCGGGTGGAAATCATCAGCAAGTTGGCCGACCCGGAAGCTTATGGATACGAGCGCATCCGGCTGAAGTATGTCCTTTTTGATCGCATCCAGCTTGCCAACTGGACTGCTGGGGAGACGGTTAACGAGGAGTGGCCGTTCACGTTCGAGGACTATGAGCTGCTCGATCCGATTGTCCAGAGCTAAAGGAGGTAAAACATGGATACCAATAAACCCATGACTGAAGAAGAAATCCTGGAGCGCCTTCTGGACGCCGACCGGGTGCCAGAACGAACGGTAAAGATTGAGCGCCTGGGTATTCCCGTGACCATCAGAGGATTGACCGGCAAGGCGGTGTTCCAAATTCGGGAGCAATGCACCCACCGCACCAACAAGCGGGGGCAGACAATTGAGACCTTGGACGAGGAACAATTCAACTGCCGGCTGATCGCGGCGGCCACTGTCACCCCCAAGTGGGATCATCCTCGCTTGCTGGAGAAGTACCATGCCAGTGGAGCCGAGGAAGTAGTGAAACGGGTCCTATTGGCCGGCGAACTGGCGGCCCTGGGGGATGCCGTATTGGACATCTCTGGCTTTAACGAGGAGCTGGCGGAGGTAAAAAACTAATCAGGGCGGGCGGGCTGGCCCACTTGGTGCACCAGATTTTTCAGCGTACCGGCCTCCCGCCCGATGAGTTCTGGGCAAAACCGCGGGGGTCACAGCTATTCATGCTGGCGAGCACCCAGATCGTTCTCGAGGAAGAACGCCAGCGTGATAAATCTATTGAGGCACTGACCCAGAGGAGGTGAACGGTATGGCGGAAAGTAATTATCGGATTAGCCTGGTCTTGCAGCTTCATGACCGCATGACCGCGGCACTGAACAAGATAGACAACGCAGCCCGCAAGGTTGAGGACAGGACCAGGAGGCTTGACCGGGCTACGGTCAGCCCTACCGTTCGCCTTATCGACAGGGCGAGCCAAACCATAAGCCGGGTTGGGGCTGGCATCCATGCCCTTTCTTCCCGAACATGGAACATGACCATCCGGGCCCGGGATATGGTCAGCGGTGTCATTGGCCGAATTAAGAGCAGTCTGTTCTCTCTCCAGGGAATGGCTGCAGTGGCCCTGGGCGCCCTGGGGGCGGGCAAGCTGTGGGATGCAACTGCAGGCGCGGCAATGACATGGGAAACCCAAGCGGTGAGCATGGAACACTGGCTAAAAGGTAACAAGGCACTCGCCCAAGAGGTTACCGGCTGGCTGGAACAATTTGCCGCCGCCACTCCCTTTGAGATGGGCGACCTTTTCCCTGCTATGAGCCGGGCCATTGGCGTCAGTGATGGCGATATTAAAATGGCGGAGCGCATGGTAAAGCTCGCTGCCGACATGGCCGGTCTCACCCCTGGGAAAACGGTTCAGGATGCGATGGAAGCCCTGGCCGATGCTCAAATGGGCGAATTTGAGCGCATGAAAGAATTCAACATGAAGTTCTCAAAAGAGCAGATGGACGCCATTGGCGGATTCGCCGGGTTCCTGACTGAGGCCGAGAGCAAATTTGCTGGCGGGGCTGACAAACTCAGCCAAACCGCAATAGGCCGCCTTTCCACTATCACGGACACCATAAAAACCCTGTTTCGTAGAGCAGGAATGGGCATGCTGGAAGCCATTAAGCCAAGACTGGATAGAATAGTTGCTTGGTTTGATGGCAATAAGGACAAGATTGAGCGGTGGAAAGACGTGCTTATGCGCTTCGGACAAGAGGGCGCCGAGCGTTTCCTGAGCTTTTTTGAGAGAGCATTTACCCGCATTGGCCGCATCCTGGACGATCCGAAGTTTCAAAAGCTGGACTTCTGGGGTAAGGTGAAGTTTATTATTGACGACATCTCCGCCGGTATCAAGGATTGGCTGGATTCGGGCGGTCGGGATAAGATTGTTGCCGTCGGTCGAGAGATCGGCGGGTTCCTGTTTAAGGGCATTAAGATGGGTGTTACCGAAGCACTCAAGGGCCTGGGTAAGTTAAACCTGGAGGCTCTCAGGAAACCGACCGCTGAGAATATCGGCAGTGCAGCGCTGGCCGATATACTTGCAATCGTCGCAGGCAGCGCATTGCTCGGACCAGTGTTTCGTCTTGGCAAAGGGGCTGTTGGCCTTGGTAGGCGCATTCTGGGGCGTGGAGCAACGGCTGGCGCAGGCGTTGCGGCCGAAGCGGCGGCAGAAACAGCAGCAACGGCGGCCAAGGGCTTTAACCTCGGTCAGCTCCTACGTGAATGGTTTGTCACTCCGGCCAGCAAGCGGGCGCTGGAGCCAATTAAGCGGACAGTAATC